TCAGGACCCCTGATAGGTTGCTTTGGCGATGGCTGCTGTCACCATTTCGCGGATTGCCTTTGGCAAGTAGGATCCAGTGCCATATGGGCGTGATCCCAACTTGGATGCCACGACCTGCAGCGCCTGCAGCATTTCGCCAGCAGCAGCCATGGCATGACCGGTGGCGGCCAGTTCGTCCAAAGCCAAGCCCGAAGGCGTGTGGACAGATGCAATGAGCTGCGAGCCCGGAACATCAGGGCTGATGCCTGTACATGCGTTAAATGGCAAGCGGATTTGGCTGCCATTGAAGAACATGCCTTTGGCTGGCTGCGGGTGGCAAGTGTTCTGTTCGCTCATGGTTCAAGCCTCCACTTCGTCAACACGTTCCACACGCAGCACGCCCTTGCCGCTGACGATGTGGGCTTGTGCGGTGGCTTGGTCGGAGGTGCCAGCCTTCACGCGGATGGTGGGCAGCAGGCCCGCATCGGCCAGGTCTTCCAGATTGGCGGGATCTGCATCGATGGGAATGAGGACGGCGCGATAGCTTTTCAGCGTCGTGATGTTGTGGTCCATGGTCTGGGCTCCGGTGGTGGTGGGTCAGATGGCTTGCTTGAAAAGGGGCAGGACTTGCGCGCCGGGCTCCAGCTCCAGCGCTTGCTGGGCCTGCTGGAATTCGGCGGCAGCAGCTTCGCGCTGGGCCTTGGCTTGCTCGCGGCGGATGGCGGCAAAGCGTTTGGCCAGATCGGTGCTGCCTGATGGCGTGTACTTGAAGCCCGCCGATTGATCGACGGCGCTGCGGCTGGGGTCGGTACGGCGGGCGCCCATATCAGTACGCCTTCCCGCCAGCGGCTTGACGGCTTGCCATCTTGTGATCGGGGCGCTGTGCGTTGAAGGCCAGCTTCTCGCTGATGGCACCGCCAAGGTCCATGTCATAGGCACCAGCCAGATCAAAGATGCGGATCACGGCGTCGGCCAGTTCCACTTCGCGCATGGGGCGGTGCGGCAGCTTGTCATCCATGAGGTTCTTTCGATCACCTTCCATGGCTTCCGACACTTCGCTGACGATCAGCATCAGCTTGTTGGAAAAGCAGTAGGGATTGGCCTGCACCGCTTCGCCAGTGGCGGGGTGCTTCCACCAACCAGCCAGCTTTGCTGCGCCGTGGCAGTTTTGTTGCAAAGCTGCGGCAGCCAGCTCCACTGGAGTGCCCAGCATCTGGTGCTCCAAGACCTTGACCTTTTCGCTCAGCGTCAGAATTGCTTGATCGCGCAGTGCGATAGCGCCAATCAGTTCAATTACGTCTCGGGCTTGCTGGTCTCGCACTTTTTTGAAGCCGTAAACAACGTCCTTGGCGTTCTGGTAAACGGTCGCAAGTTTTTCTCGGTTCATCGTGGTTTCTCCTGTGGTTGCGGACATGGGAATTCCTCCTGTGATGGATCAGTTGGCGTTTTGGAAAAAATGGGCTGCTTGCTGGAAGCGGTTGACCAGCGTTTTTGGCTGGTACAGCACCGAATCGGGGCTGTCTGGGCTGCACCAGTCCTCTGGTTCGTGCCTGCCACGGCCAAAAAAGGCCTTGGCGGTCTGGCCCGTGAGCCGGGCCGTACAGTTATTGAAACCAGTCCAAGGGGCCGCCAGCGGCGGCCTGGACACGGCCTCGCCTGTGCCCTGCGCCTCGTCGGCCCCTTGGGTGGTTTCAGTGCTGTCAGTTGCAGAAAATGTGGAGACGTAGGGACGCCATGCGATGCGGCGGCTGACCAGCCAGCGTCCGCGCATACGGCCACACTGAGGCGTCAGGCCCACGATGCGACCCTGCGCGACTACCTCACCGTATTGATTGACTGCCCCTGCCTCTGGCGTGCGATTCACTACGCGCAAGTGCCAGTCCTGACGCTTGCAGGCGTGGCCGCCCATAGCCTCCATGAATGCACACCAGTCGGCGCGGATTTCGCCGTGGCGGTGGCAGGCAGTAAAGGCCTGCCCCGTCTTGACGTCGCCTTCCTGTGCAAACAGCTCAAGCTGGTCTTTGCTGACGCGGCGCAGCTCGCGCCACACCGTCACGCTGGGCATGCCAAAGGTCTGAAACTGGCGAATGCCCCAATGACTGGCCCATGCATCCACGCGGCGGTAACCGGCAAAGCCGTCTTTCTCGGATTCCTTGGCGTCAGGCTGGACAGGTTTGTCCAAGTCCAGATCCATCTGTATTTCTTGGCCCTGTACCACGTCCGTATGCTCAGCCAGGGCGTGATGGCCAACAGACTTGGCGATGTACTTCGCAACGTAGCCAGCAGCACCACCAGCCACCATGCGCTTGACGCAGATGCGGTTCTTCTGCGCACCGGGTTCATCACCTTCATCGGCCAGCCAGTACCTGCGAATCAGCCCTTCCAGCAGCTGCGCCTCTTCTTCGTTCTCAACCCAGATCAGCGCATGCCAGTGAGGTGTAGCGTCATGGTGCGGCTCAGCCACGCGCAGGCCATACATGCCCAGCTTCAGGCGCTTGGCAGCGCTGCGCACCTTCTGCCAGTTCGTACGCAGCCACATCTGGCCGTCACGCGGTGTCAGGCCCGGCAGGTATTTGTCATTGGGTACAGGTCGGCCACCACGGCCCAGCTTCACGGGGTGGAAGCGGCTTGGCAGGGTGAGGGTGATGAACAGGCCCACATGGGCGCGGGCGTCTGCATATTCCTCAGCACCGCGAATGCGTGTCATCAGCTCACCACCGCGCACCACCGGGTTTGACGGCCCCAGCGCTGCCAGCTCTTTCAGATTGAAATGCTGACCGGCCTCATTGACGTAGAGAGAGCGAGCCAGAGCATCAGCATTGCGCTTGAGCTGGTGCGTGCGGCGCATCAGGCCTAGATGGCTGATATAGCCACCACTGGCACGGTGCACCATGCCCAGGCGGATATAGCCGCCTTCCACCACGCGGGCCACATGGGTGCGAAGACGCCTGCGCCACCAGCGTGGGTCTTGCGCACGCTTGATGCCTGCCTGCCCTTGGATTGGCTGGTCTTCGTCTACGCCAATCATGCGCACAAGCATGCGCACGGCATCCACCCGCAGGGCAAAGTCCTGTGCCTGGATGGCCTCTTTTTCCTCGCCCGTCATTGGGCGCATGGGGCCGGCGTTGCCGCGCGATTCCTTGCGCTTGACCTCTTCGCCAATGCAGAAGGCCTCAAGCTCATTGGCCTGCGCTGCCAAGGTCTTGGCCCACTTGCAGATTTCGTAATCGTCCAGATTCCAGCGCATGGCATCGCCGTAGGCGTCCTGAAACGATGCCAGCTCTTTCAGACTGCCCCAAGCCTTGGCCCAGTCTGGCGGCTGCTGCGTGAACCAGCGGGCCAGCTCGTTTTCGTCGGCACCCATGGGCGGCACCGCCTCCATCTTCTGAAAGCGTGTGCGAATGACTGCGCGCCATTCCGAAGGAGCCGCATCAATGATGTTTTCCAGATGCTCGGCCACATCCATCAACCTGGGTTTGTTTTCTTCCCAGTTGGAGTAGCCCTTCGGTAGTTCGCGCAGAATCTTTGGCATGGTGGCTTACCACTTGCTGGTCAGCGCAACAAGGCGGCTGAACAATCGCTTTGCCAAGCGCAGCTCAGACTTGATGGCCTGACGCTCTGGCGGTGGCATTTCCACAAACTCACGACTGGACAACTCGGCCATGCTCTCGCCATCCACCCCGCACAGCAGCAGCAATGCCATGCGCCAGCGCTGGGGCAGAGAAAACCATTCTTGGTTTTCAGCCGACACAAAGCGCCCCTTGCTGGAAAGTGCAGCAAAGTCATTGCGCAGCTGCACGATCTTCACGCGCGTATCCAGCGGCATGGGCGCATAGCCGGTGTCAGCGGCCAGCGGTGCCCATGCATTGGCAGTGATGCGCAGCAGCTCCAGCGTGGCCTTGTCCAGCAAGTCATCACGCACCGGGGCCAGCGCGGCGGCAGGCTCTGGCATGTGACGCAGGCCGCACAGCGGGCACAGATCAGGCTCTGCATCCACTAGGGTCTGGGCGTGAAGGGTGGGGTGGCGATCCATGCTCAGACCTTCACAGCCGAGAGATACCAGGCATCGCCGTACAGCTGCACGGCAAACGCTTCTGCCAGCTTGCGGCTGGGTGCACCAATGACCAGACGGCGGCGCACACGGTCGGCGTCCACATGAGTGATGCTGTAGCGGTTGGCGGTCATTCGACACCGCCTTTCTGCAACTCACCCACGGCCACCATGCCCACGGCGGCAAAACGCTTGATGCCCCAGCACATGGCCCACTTGGCTTGCCGTTCGTCTGCCTTTGACAGGTATTTGCCGAAGTAGCTGGCAGCACGAAAAGGACGTTTTGCCCCTGTGGTGCTGACACTGATGCAGCCTGCACCAAAGTTATGCGCAGCCAAGCGCTTGATTGCGTGGCGCTGCACATCGTTTTCCACCCACAGCATGACGTGCCAGTGCGGCGTGCCATCGGCGTGGGGCTCTACTACGCGCAAGCCGTAGGCTTCACGCCCCATGCGGCGCATGGATTCGCGCACCGCATTCCAGCAGCGCTTCAGTTCTTCATGGCCTTTACGTGGTGTCAGGTGATGCTGATGGTCTGGATTGCCCACCATCACACCAGCCTCAAGACGCTTGGCGTGATAGCGGCTGGGCAGCGTCAGCGTGAGGAATACGCCTTGATGGCCCTTGGCGTTGGCATAGACCTCGCAGGCCTGCGCAATTTGCAGGGCGCGGGTGGCGGCGTTGTGCATCTTCATGCGGTACCGCCTTGCGCGATTTGCTCAGCCTTGAGCATGCGGGCACGGTAGGCAGCGGCTTTCAGCGCGTCAGCCAGCTCATCGGCAGCATCAGGGCTCAGAAAGCTGGGTACAGCCTGCGAGCCAGCGCGAAAGCCCAGCTCGCTGTACGTCATAAGCTGCACTTCAGGCGTGCTCATGTGGTCGAGCTGATTTGCAAAAACGCGGAACGCCATGCCGCCCATTTTTGCCTTCACATAGTCACCCGTGGTCTGCTCGTAGAGCAGCCAGTCATCGATCTCCGCTACCTCGCTGGGCGATCCCAGAGCTTGAATCTGGCGCACTTTCCTTTCGCCTTCATTCAGGCCTTGAACCAGACTGCTGATGGCAGCAGAAGTCAGATCAACTGACAGAGAGAAACCGCCCTTTTCGGCGCGGGCAATGAGCAATGTGCCGGCCTCGCTGTAATTGGCACTGCTTTCGAGGCGGCTGTACACCGATAAGCTCACACCATCCACAACCACACTTGCGTGGCCTTGCCAGTGCGCCCAGCCACCGCCAGAGCGCAGCACTTTTTCAGTGGTCAAAGGCTGATGCGCCACAGGTTGGACGCCATCAGCAACTGCATGGGTACGCTTGTACCTGTCAACCATCTTTTTCACCTCGCGCGGCGCGGTCGTTTTTGCTTCAGTCATCGCAATTACCTCCAGTTTTTGTGCGTAAAAAGGGCCGCAGCGCCTGCAAACAGGCTCTGTCGGTGCTATCGAAATGGGTGGTTAGATGGCTAGGCGACTAGCGCGTAGGCGGTCTGGGCGGAATGGGGTGACCACCGCTAAAAGTGCCTGCGATATGGGGCTGCGGCGCAGGCTGGCTGGCGAACAAGTCACCAGTCACCGGCGGTGTGTAGCGCGGCGTGTGGGCTGCGGTGTCGGCGTTGTCCAGCACCACGCGCATTCCATCGCGACGCACATGGCTGGACAAAGGGATATTGATCGTGGGGTCAGGCGTGGCAGACGGGCTCAGCGTGCGCACGATTTCTGTCAGCGCGATAAAGCTGTGGCTGCACTCGGGGTTGCTGCACTGATAAGTGGTTTCGCGCATCAGCTTGGTCATCATCCAGCTGGTGCGAATCACGCTGTCAAAGCCGCAGTGCGGGCAGGCCATGCGCGTACCCTCAGAGCGCACCTTTTTCCCGCCCTTGCGCGGGAAGGTCAGCACCTGAAAGCCTTCGGCGGGTGGAGTGGTTCCGTCTGACGCGTACATCAGCCGCCCTTACTTGGCGCACATGGCGCTGTTGGCCGGGCCGCATTCGCCGCCGCCAGAGCGGGCGCAGTGGCAATAGGCACCCACACGGCTCAGCACGCCGATGGCGTCCAGATACTCACGGCCCACCAGCACATAGCCAGCAGCGCTCACAATCGCGTCCAGCTTGCCAATGGGCACGCCTTGCTGGCCCGACAGAACGCGGGAGACGTTGGACGAATCCCAGCCCGCAGCCTCCTGCACGTCACTGCCCGGCTGGCTCAGCGCATGGCGCAGCACGCTTTCAATTTTTCCGGCGCCATGGGAAATGTGCATATTCATGGTGGATTCCTTCCGTGACCGCTCAGCGCGCAGCGCCACGCAAAACAAATTGCGTGTGATTGCGTGGGGTGTTGCGCAAGATGTGAGGCATGAACTTCTCAGCCCCCTGTACCGACAGATGCCGAAGCACTGCTGCCCTTGTGGGCCGCGATGATGGCTTGCTCCATTTCGAGGTCTTGCAGACCTCTGCCGATCAGCTCGCGGATGACACCGGCGATGCTGCTGCTGCCGCCACGGGCTTCAACAATGGCGCGCACCTTGCGGTGGTTCTCGGCGCCTTGTTTTCCGAAGCGGAAATACACCAAGTCATCGGGCTTGGCAGCGGCCTGCTGGCGGGCGGGTTGGGCTTGATGGGTGGACATGTATCATTAACCTTTGTTAAGAACACAAGGCTTGGGAGGGCTTGTTATGCCGATAAATGACGATTCTGGTTTTGGTGATGACACGCTCGATGTCGTTGGCAAAGCCTTGGGTTTTGCGCTGGCTGTTTACAGCCAAATCCCCGAGGGTGAAAGCCCTGGCTTCCGTATCAACAGCACACGAAAGACCCTCGACGCGATGGTTGAGGAAGGAGCCTTTAGTCCCGAGGTCGCTGCCGTCATTGAGGGTTTTTGTGCGGGCATCACCACATTCAGGCAGCAAATGCTGATCCAGCAATCCGGCGGCAAAGCAAGCAGCGGTCACATCCTCTGACTGTTGGCGGCGCTGCTTTTTGCGTTCCAAGCGGTTTTGCTGGATGGCCAACTCGGCAAGCACTTCAGCATTGCGCTGGCACTGAGCAGCACGACGCTGGCGGGCGGCTTCTGCAGCATGCGCAGTTCCACCCAACGCGCGTTCGATGAAGTCGGCCAGCTTGCGCAGTAGTCCGGGGATGGATTTAGCTGTTGTCATGTTGGTGTTTTGTCAATTCAAATAGAAAGAAATCAATGCCTTATTCGGTCAATACGCAAGTCTTTGAGCCCGGCTCGCGCAGCGAAGTGGCTTGCACATTTCCTGTAGCCACTGATCCGGTCTTGAACGTGGGAGACGTTCTCTATCTGGGATCCGGTACAAGGCGTGTGCGTGTGACTGGGGTGGAATACATCCTCAACCTCACGAAAGACCCTGAGGCTCGGCAAGCACCGCGTGCCGAACTGGCAGGCCGGTGCGTGTACACGGCCGAAGCGCCTCTGGAATAAGAGCCAGGGCAGGCGCGTAATCCACCACATTGACAAACCGACCCGCCACCACTCCCACACCATGCAAAGCCATGTGATGCATAGCCCCCAGTCCTGTGACATTGATGCGCATCTGTGCCGCAGGCTCGATAGCGTGCAGGCAGGCCAGCAGCACCTGGGCGTCATACACCCAGCGCTCTACCGACATGGCGTTGTCACCCGTCGCCGGGGTGATGTGCACGGTCACTGTGCCAAAGGCGCCGGGTTGAGGCGCAGCGCCCACCAGATCGACAAGGCATTCCTTCAGTCGCTCAAGGCAAGCGGAAAAGTCATTCCACTGGGGGGCAGGGCTGGTGGGTTTCGCTGTTGTCATGGCTGTGGTTTGTTAAGAGTTGATGCGACTTTAGCCGAAATTTCGGATTTGTCAAAGAAAAATGGGAATTGTCATGAATAAATCCGATAAACCGGATTTTAGGTTGGCGATGGCATTACGCCTCAGGGAGTCTTGTGAACGGCTCGGACTCACGGGTGTAGCCCTTTCCAAAGACACTGGATTCGCAAGTAGCACAGTCAATAACTGGCTCAACGGTGTTTCCGCACCAAGCGCCGAATTTTTGGCTTACATCCAGAATTTGGGCATTGATGTGCCCTTCATCCTGACCGGCTCAACTTCAAGCCCACCGGCAGCTGTGCGCCTGAAGCATTCAATTTCTGGCAGTGCGCCCGCGCCAGCCACTGATGAAGACGCGATCTATGTGCCACTGCTCAGCGCCACGGGCAGCATGGGCCCCGGCAATGAGCTGCTGACCGAAGACGTGGTGATGGGCGATGTGCCGTTTTCCAAGGTCTGGATCTCCAACCACCTGCCGCGCTGCCGCCCGGCGGCGCTCAAGCTGGTGCACGCCTATGGCGACAGCATGCGCGGCACGCTGGACAGTGGTGACTTCTGCCTGGTGGATACCGATGCCAAGGAAGTGCTCGTGGACGGCGTGTATGTGCTGGAAGCCCACAGCCGCCTGTTCATCAAGCGCGTGCGCCAGCGGCTCGATGGCCGCTACGAAGTCAGCAGCGATAACGAAGCCATCAAGACCTCCGACATCCTCGACGGCACCCAGCAAATCTGCATCAAGGGCCGCGTGGTGTATGGGTGGAATGGACGGCGGTTTTGATTTTTAGCCATAGCGCAACGGTCCATAGAGATGTAGTGCGCATTGCGGCGTGAGGGGGCTTGAATGGATGGGAGCACGGCTAGCGGGTGGGCCGTTCTTGGTCTACTCATCGGCATATCCGCTGGTGCAGTTTTTGCGTACAAGGCTCTATCTCGCACGGGGTTGCGAAAGGGCTGGAGCAATACCACTCGAAGAATGATCAGCCTGCTTTGCGCATGTATTGGTGCGTTTGCAGGCTTTTGCATAGCGGGCGGACTGTTCATGCCCGAAACCAAAGGTGCTGGATCAACTGTCGCAACTTGGTTTGGTGCTTTTGTTATCGCCCCTTTTGCCTGGCTTTGGCTGCGCAATGGCAAACCTGTCGCTCCAGCGACGGCAGTATCCAGCCAAGCTGCTGTGGAGCAGGCTTCCGAAGCGGCCATGCAGCACGAACCTGAATCGGTGCCAGCACCTGCGCAAGCACCAACAGCAGTTCAGATTGCGGTGGCCACTGATAACCCAATACAGCCGGAACAAGAGACGAGCATCGCAGCAAGCACGGAAGTTGCCCCCTTCCCGGGAAATCTTTTCCATCTTGTAGCGGACCCTACTGCAGCCGCCAAACCAACCGCAGTCAAACCAGTTGCAGCCAAAAAGCCACGCAAGTCAGTAGCAGTCAAGTCGCCTATGCCTGCATCTGTTGCAGATGTCGCTTTGCCATGCTTGTTCCAGTTTTCATATTCCGACAACTTTGGCGCAGCGAGTGTGCGCACAGTGAATGTGACTGGCGTTACCAAAAAGGGCCGTCAGGAATATCTGGAAGGTTTTTGCCAGCTACGCATGGACGTGCGCACTTTTCGCACTGATCGCATACGGGGCGACCTTGTGGATGTTGGCACGGGCGAGCTTGTTTCCGTCAAGCGACTGCTGTCTACGGTGCGAGAGCGCAAGGTGATGGCCTTTCAGCCATCGGCCCCAAGCACGCCTGCATCCACTCGCAAAAATTGGCAAACCGCCGTTGTGTTCACGGGGTTTTCTGAAGCTGCGCGTGAAGAACTGGAAGACTTGGCCGAGGTCGCGGGCTGGGATGTGCGTAGCACTGTTGGCAGCACGCTCGATTACTTAGTAACCGGCCCGCGCGCCGGCCCAAGCAAAGTTGCAAAGGCTGAAGAATTGGGCGTGACAGTGATTGATGAGGATGTTTTTAGAGCCTTGGTTTGAGATTGAAAGTTATGAAAAGACTGGTGTTGCTGGCATTCGCTTGCGCCCTGACCATACCGATTGAAGCTTTTGCCAGGGACGGCTGTGGATCGCATGGCGGCCCCGGCTATCGCTTGGCAAATGGAAAATGCGCCAGCTGGAGCGACGTTCCCGCATGCATTGACATCAGAGACCCAAAGTTACCCAAGAGAGCCCCAGACGAGCTACCCAACTGTGGCGAGGCTCCCAGACCACGAACCGGGAAGAATGGTCGATATCTGGAGCCTGACGAGCTTTGCATTCAGTTTCCGGGTTGCCCCGCTGATCTTCGTGAGCAAGAAGAAGCCATCGGGCGCAAGAATCAAGAAGCCTTGAAACGAATCCGCTGATTCAATCATGTACTTTTGACGAAAAAGCAACATTCCCGACAAAACTCGACACCGATGACACCCCCCAAACCCCGCCAAGGCCCGCACCGGGCTTGGCTTTGAAACCCGCCGACACCCCCGACAAAACACACCCTTTTAGCGCGCAGGCGCGGCGGGGTCTCGACTGCGCGCGGAGGGGTTGGGGAGGGTAGTTCTCGATTTCGAAAATCAGGGGTAGGGGTGGGGTGGGCGGTGCCCGCGCACCTCGTCAGGGGCGCGCAGGCGCGCACGACCAGCATGAGTTGTTGTGCGGCGGTGGGTATCACCCTGCAATGCGCTACAGGCCCGCTAATGCGGTCTGTGCAGTCGACGCAAAAAAGCCCGCACGCGGCGGGCTTGGGTTGATCGGACGGCGGCGCTGTCAGGCAGCCTTGAACTTACCTTTGCGGACGGCTTCACGCAGCACGTCATTCACGCGGGTCTGCCAGCCCTTGCCGCTTTCTTTGATGGCGCTAAGCACATCAGCATCAATGCGCGTGGTGATGGGTGCCTTGGGGTTAGCGACTGCTGGGCGGCCACGGCGCACAAGTGGCTGCATCTTCGCCATCATCTCGGCAGTGATTTCCATCGTGTCCGGGTCATCCGCAATACCGCGATTGATGGCGGCATCTTCGGCATCGGTGGGGACGATGAGCCCCGATTTACTCAGACGCTTGTTCATAGTGCTTTATCTCCCGCTTGTTGGCCTTACGCAGGCTGATGATTCGCATGGTGTCGCCGCGCTGCACGAACACCACCACATATAGGCGCTGCTCGATCACGGTAAAACCGACTTCACGAACCTCACCGTAATCGGTGCGGTCATCCACAAAACAGAGCACTTCAGACCATTCAATCTGGCTTGCCAGAGAAAGAGCGATGCCATGCTTTTGCTGGTTGATCGTATCTTTGTTGGCATCGTATTCTGTTTGCATGATATTTATTGTACGTACGTTAATTTAAAAGTGCAATGCTTTTTTGTACGTACGATAAATAATTCTGCAGATCGCGCATCAATCACTCTGCTTTTCGTCCTCATCCCCCGCCCGCTCCATCTGCACCTTGCTGGTCAGCCCGCCATCGCCCAGCGTGTGCGTAACTTCCTTCACCAGCCAGCCCTGGCCGTCAATCTCTGGCTTGAAGCCCACCACCCGCACAGGCGTCTGCGGCATCAGCTCGGGCACGCCAATGGCCAGGTTGAGGTCAAACGTCGCCATGCCCCGGTTGATGCGCTGCAGCTCGCTCTTGGCAGCGGCCAGCGCATCGGCCTCGCTGCCAAAGGTTTCCTTCATCGTCTTCAGGTTGCCGTCCTTCTTGCCCGCAATCACTTCCTTGCGCTTGCCAAACTTGCGGTCATTCCACAGCGCCTTCACACCGTCGTAGGCATCGCGTGTGCTGCTGGCCCAGCGGTGCTGGTCACCATCGATGCGGGTAATTTCAATCGTCGGCAGGCTCTCGCCCTTGCTGTTCTTGGTGCCATCGATGGGCATGAACAGCAGGTGCTTTTTCTTCACCGTCGCCACCGCGTCATATTTGCGCGCCAGGCGGGTGATGAAGTGCATGTCTGATTCGTTGGTCTGGTCAATGTGCTGCACCTTGGTGGCGCCCAGCTTGGCGTCCACCTTGTGCGTCAGATCATTGCGCTTTGCCAGCGTGGCCAGAATGGCGGCCAGCGTCGTGTCATGCCAGCTCTTTTCCGTGCGCTTGCGGATCTCGCCGCCCAGGTCAGCAGCACGGGCACGAATCGTGATGATGTCCGGCGCACCGCTGTGCTCGGCCTCGTCCACCACGAATGTGCCCTTGTCGATCAACTGGCGGCCCACCCAGCCCAGCTGCAATTCAATTTCGGCCTCTTTGCGCGGTATCGCCAGCTGCCCGTCATGGTCGCTCAGCACAATGTCCAACTGGTCAGCCTGATTGGCCCGACCCTCGGTCAGCGTCAGGCTGATCAGCCGGGCATCGATCGCAGGCGTAATGTCACGCCCCGCCACCACCAGACGGTAGGTGGGGGCAGGGTGCAGATAACGGCCCTCATTGCTCATTGAGCGTCCTCACCCGAATACTGCCCCTGCTCATCGACCGTCACGCGGTTGCCGCCCAGGTCATCGTCCACGCGCACCAGCTGCAAATCAAAGGCAATGCGGCGCGGCGTGCCGTCCTCATAGTGCAGCGTGCCCGTCTCGTTAAGACTCTCAATCACATATTGCCCAAACACCTCACCCGTGCCTGCAACCAGCGCAAACGCCTGGCCGCTATCCCCCATGGCCCGCAGCTCTGCCACGCTGGCATAAGTGCCGATCAGCTCCGGCGCTACCCAGCCGCTCAGCGTGATCTGGTCATCCCCCACGCCCACAAACTGCCGCGCAGGCCGCGCACCCACGCGGCTATTGCTTGGGTGCCGCCAGCTGTTGCTGCGCTTCAGCTCCTCATATGCCAGCGTCTGCAGCCCAAAAATAAACTGTCCCAGCGCCATCAAAGTGCTATTCATCGCCACCCCTCAATCCAAGTCAGACAGCGAGCTGCGACGCTTCGCACCGCTGGCCTGCTCGCGCCGGTCAAGCTCTGTAGCAACTGCGCGGGCAATCGCCTGCGGGTCCATCCCCGGCGCTGCGTTGATCGTGATCGGGTAAGTATTGCCACCCGTCGCCACGGGGCCAGCAGCTCGCCGCGCAATCGGCTGCAAGGCCCGCATGGGCTGCAACGGCTGCAGCGGGTTGACGTATGGCCGCTGCCCGGCATCCGACCCGTCGCTCGCCAACCCCTCAAGCTGTGGCTCAGTATGGGCCAGCATGGGCTGAATCGTCTGCAGACGCTGCAAGTGCTCAAGGCCCAGCAACTGCACCGCAATGCGATGCTCTGCAGGCAGCTCCAGCGGTGGCATCTGCTCAGACATAGCAGGCAACTTCGGCAACGCCTGCAGCACAGGCTGCACGCTCACCTGCTGCAGCCCCGCCACTGCCTGCGGTACCTCAATACCAGGTGCTTTCAATGTGGCGTTTGCCATCGGCGCCATGGCCGCAGAAGCCATGGCCAGCGCCGCAGCCCGTACGCCGGCCTGCCCGCCTTCAATACCCACTGCAGCACCTTCGCTAATCCATCCGCCAAACTGTGTAAACACCCGGCTCGGGCTGTTGATGCCCAGCTTTTCCTTAAACCAGCCCGCCGCGCTGGTCGCAGCATTCACCACAGTGTCACGAAGCGCGCCCAGCTTGTTGGTAATGCCGCCAATCAGTCCATCGATTATGAATCCGCCAAAGCTGCGGAACTGCTCCGGCACTTGAATGCCAAGCATCGACAGCGCAGAAGTGAGTGCATTCCAGATCAATCCGAATGGTGAGAAATTCAGAAAGACCTGCATCCACTCGCCCACACCCATATTCAATAGGCTGGACACCGTTGCCACGATGCGTCCCCAGGCTTCACTGGCCAGGCTCTGAATTCCAACCCACAAGCCGCCCAGCCAACTGACAAAGCCATTGAACGCGCCAGACACGAAGCCCCACAGCGCACCAAGCAAATTGCGCATTCCGACGATCAAACCCTCAATCAGAAAGGCCCCCATCTCGGCAAACACCGTACTGGGCGACTGAATGCCCAAAACCCACTTGGCCGCCTTAATCAAGCCCGTCAGCACTCCCTTGAGGAATCCATAAAGACCAAGCGTGGCCATATTGAGTCCAGCTTCAAGACCCTTGAGAATGAATCCGCCAATGGACGACCAATCTCCAGCACTGAAGGCTGCCTTGATCTTTCCCCAGTTCTGAGTAATGGACTGAAAAAATCCAAACAACCCAGCAGCAAGAGCCGCAAAAGGGTTGAGACGGAATAGCGCAGAACCCCAGCGCACCAGCAGCCCAAAGCCGCCCGCTAAGCGCGCAGCACCCGCCTGCAGCAAGCCCATTGCTCCACCAGATCCCATAACCCAACTGGCGAGGCGGGCAAAAACAAAGCGCATCAGCATACCTTTGGCAATCAGCAAACCAAGAGGAATTAACAGCGCAGACACACCAGCCATCAGCACGCCAAACATAATCGCCGCCTTCAGCACACCACCCACCAGTGCAGGGTTAGCTTGCACCCATGCGGTAAAACGCTCCAGCAGCGGGTTCACCACCGCCAGCAAGTCCTTGATTTCATTCTTCAGGCTCTCACCAATGACCGCCTTCAGGTTGAAAACACGGTTATCCGTCATCTGCCCCTGTGCGCTCATGGTCGCATTGCGCGCCGCAGCTTCGCGGGCCATAGAACCCTTTGCTTCCTCGCTGTTGGCAAGGCCGATCTGTCGGCGCAACTCCTCGGTGTTCGTCACCAGCTTTGCCAGCCGCCCCACATGTTCCTTGCCCGCCAGCTCAGCCATCACGCCCAGTTGATCTTTCTTGGGCAGCTTCTTGATGGCTTCAGATATTTTCAGCAAGGTGGCTACAGAGTCCGTCGCCATCCCGGCCTGCACATCCTTGGCCGTCAAACCAATCTCACCCAGCGCATGCTGAAACTTCTTTGTGCCTTTTGTGGCCGCGGCAAAGTTGGTAAAGATGGCCTTGACCGCAGTTCCCGCTGTTTCTTCGGTTTCGCCCGATGTCAGCAGCGTGCTGCCCAGCGCCGCCATTTCCTGCCCTTTGATGCTGACCACACCGGCCACACCGCCCACGCGGTTCAAAAATCCAATAATGTCCGCGCCCTTGCTGATCGCGTTGTCGTCAAGGTAATTGATGGCATCAGCCATGCCACGCATATCGGTGACAGGGATTTTCAGATTGTTGGCAATCTTTCCCATGCTGTCCGCAATCTCGGCAGGCACAGCGTCAAAGGCAGTCGCCATCTCCGATGTCATCAGTACAAACTCGCTGAGCTTGTCCGTAGGCACCTCCATACGGGCCGCAGCAGTAAACATTTCCGCAATCTGCGTGGTCGCCAGCGGCACGCGTGTACTCAGCTCCCGCACCTGGGCTTCGATATCGGTGTAAACCGATGTCAGCTGGCCCGAACTATCCCGCGCACCCGGCACCTGCCGCGCAATGCCCAGCATTGCATCCTCATGCTGCATATAGCTCTGCACCGGCTTCACCGCCGTCTGCACTGTGCGCTTGCCTGTATACACACCCACAGCCCCAGCCGCAGCCATGCCGCCGCCAATGGCCGCAGCCTTGGCGGACTGCTGCTGAATATGTGCCAGCTTGCGCTGTTCCTCAGCCTGCCGCTTCAGGGCATCAGACTGCGCTTTGATTTTTGCAGTAGTCGTGGCAATGCTGGCCCCAAGCACCGCCTGCGCCTGGCTGGCATTCGTAATGCCCATGTCCGTCAGCGCTGACCGCAGCTTGAACACCGTGGCCTGCTGTTCTTTGTACTTTGCGGTTTGCTTCTCGATGGCCGCCTGATGGGCCTTAATCTGGCTGGCACTGGCCTGCCCGGTGCTGGTCATCGTCTGCAGCTGCTGCTTGAGCACCTTCAGCTGGTTGCTCGACTCCCGCATGGCCTGCGTATGTTTGTCGAAGTTGCCCAGCGCATTCTGCTGGGCATTCAGCTGCTTGAGCTGCGCCCGAGTTTCCTTGAGCGCAGCCGCCGTTTCCTTGCCCCCCTGGCTGATGCGCTTGAGCGGGCCAAGCGCCCGGTCTGCCAGATCGAGCATGACGCGCAAGCGCATGTTTTGTTCAGCCATGGTCTATTTCTCGGGTGGTGCGTTGATCTTGTTATGCAAAGCCACTGCCCGCTCACGCCAGTCCATCAGCTCATCAAGGCTCATGGGCCATAGCTCACTGGGCGGCCAGTGGAAGATGATGGCAATGGTCGCAATCGCGTCCTCTACTCGCTCTGGAAGTCGGCTCGATCCGCCTTCGGCAGCAAAAAACTCGATACCGCCGTGCCCAGCTGCACCAAGTCAGCGGGGTCAAGGTTCTGCACTTCCTGCTTGACGATCATGGGCTCCGTTACGCGGGGCAAGATGGTCTGAATCGCATCGGTCTGCAGGCGCAGAAGATCAGACAGTGCCAGGCCGCGCAATGCGCCAGCGCTGGGCTTGCGCACGATGACGGTGGTAATGACTGTGCCACTGGGCAGAGTCAAGGGGGTGTCCAGCGTGACGGACTTGCTGTTGTCGTTGTTTTCGACGGTCTTGTTGCTCATGGTGATTTTCTGAAGTAAAGGTCAGGAACGTGGGCGGCGGCCTGCAGCCCACAGGGAAGGGCGCAAGCCTTAGATGCCCAGCAATTGGCGCACGGTCGCCATCAAATCGGTGCCACCCACTTTTTCAATCATGTTGATGGCGTCAATCTCAATCACGTCTTCGCCGTCAAACACCAAGCGGTAGTAGTTCAGCGCCATCTTGGCCTTGAATTCCGAAGCGTCACCGGGCTTGAAAGAACCGGGGTCAATCTCTTCCCAGCGGCCACGCAGGTGCACTTCCACACCCGTGTAATCGCCGGTATCGTCACGCTGCAGCGCACCGGCCAGGCGCAGCGCCACGCCGTCCACCTTGGCATTGCCAAACTGCTTGAGCACATCCTTAAGCCAGCCGCCTGCTGTCAGCTCCACTTCCAAGGCTTCCATGCCAAGGTCTGTTTTGGCGGGCAAGCGCATGCCGCCGCTGCGGAACTCTTCCAGCTTGCGGTTCAGCTTGGGCAGTGCCACCTCGGTGACTTCACCAACGTAGCTTGTACCGTCAACGAATGCGTTGAGGTGTTTAAGGATTTGAGGCATTCCCATGGTCTTATCTCCTGTTGATCAGTGACTGCGGGAAGGCTTACACGCCGGTCTGCACGCGCTGTGCAAAATCCGATGTATAGCGAGCCGTGATGCGCTGACGGAACATCAAATCTTCCAGCGGCGGCACGGGCGTGTAGTCGTAGTCAATGACCAGCTGCCCTTCCTTGAGCGTGTCTGATTCATTCACGCTTTCGTCATACCAGGCACTGCCGCCCAGGATGTAGCCGCGCGAAGTCAATTCACGGAACTTGGCGTTCACGCCTTCCAGAATGTCTTTCACCAGACTGGGGTGTAGAGGCTTGTCCACCGCCCACATATGCGCTTCGGCAATGCTGTCAGCCAGCACCTGTGCAGTACGCGTGGCGCTCTCAAAGCTGAACAGCGGCTCGTCGGAGCAGGTGCGCGATCCCCAGAAGCGGAAGCCATCGCGGTTCACCAGCGTGGTGATCTTGTTCTGGTTCAGCAGGCCCGCATCGGTGGCGGGGTTCTGCAAGTCCCAGTAAATGGGCGGGTTGATGCCCGTCACACCGTTGACAGCCACGTTGGAAAGCGTCTTGTGCCAGCCGGTTTCCATATCAATCTTGGCACGAAGGCCCAGCGCATAAGCCTCGGTGTAGGCGTTGACCGTGGCGTTTGTCACAGTGTCCCAGCGCTCAAAGTCAGCGTGGATCAGCATCAGCTCGCGTGCCGAGAAGGCGTTGCGGTAGGTGATGGCATCTTCCACCGTCTTCTTGTACGTACCGCAGTACGCCATGGCGCGCAGCTGTTGAGCAATGTCTTGAAAAGCCGTTGCCACAGGCTGATTCGAAAGACCAGGCGCACCCAGAATGCGCGGCTTCACACCCAGCTTTGCGGGGGCAGAAAGCAGCGCCTTCATGCCTGTGTAGCTGCCATCGGGCAGCGTCTCGCCAATGATGTTGCTGGTCAGGTCTGCTTCGCGTTCCACATCGCTGGAGCCTACGCCGTCCGGCACGCGCACAACTACCGTGACGGGCAGACACTGCGATGCAATGGCATCCAGGCTTGCGGCCAGCGTTCCCTTGGTGCCCGCCTTGCCAATGGCTGCGCGCACATTGGTAATGAGCACGGGCGTGTCATAGGGGAATGTGGCCGCGTCCGCATCTTCGGACGTTGCGATCAGTCCCACGATGGCCGTGGAAACTGTTTTGATGGTGCGGCTTCCGGTGGTCAGTTCAATGACGCGGACACCATGATGGTATTCGGTGGACATAGGCGCTTGAGGGGTGGAAGTTGGAGACACCCTCAAGTGTTCCCATCCCCTCGCGCGAGCGCCAGCGGTTGCCGCTGTGTGAGCAACGGCTACATTACTCAGTCCTAAATTTGCACAGTTGCAGCATGCGCGAACAGATTGTCCAACTCAGTTTCCGTCAGCTGCAACAGCTGTGCCATCACCTGCATGGTCGGACTAGCCCGCTCCCAGCTTGTGGCGCGCTGGTAGCCGATCTTTGCGGTGTAGCGCAGCACATCGTCTGGGATGCCATCGATAGCTTCAAGGATGTTGTCTTCAGTGATGCTCTTAAGCGCATATATGGCAACGAGGCCTTGAGCTGGAGTGCAGCTGCTTGGTTTGGTTTGTAGCTGTTGTTGCTGCACCAGTGCTAGCGCCTCTCTCTCGCTCACGGCTTGCATACCAGCGTAATACTCTTCTGGTGCATCGTCTTCAAACGCATGCACGACGCCATTGCTCAGATAGTATTTCATGGAGTTACCTCAGTTCGCGCCAAGAAACGCCACCCGTACCCGTGGCCGCAACCAGATAAACAAAGCCAGCCGGAATGACAGCATTGACAGCGATGCCGCCAGGACTGACGGGGGAGCGGCTTACCGACACATCGCCCATGGCGTTTGCATTGGCACCCATGCGAATGACCACAAATGCATCGCCCGCAATTTCAGAATTCGCGTTTGCATAGACGCAGATCGGCTTGCGCGTCGTGTTTGTGTAAACCACGCCCAGCACGCGAGACGAAGACAGGTCTTGCAAGGCTTGACCGATGCCAAATGCGGGTGCAATTTTTTTCGGCGTCACAGATCGCACATCGTCGTCGCCTGCATCCGTTTCTGGTTGGGTGGCGACCTCCGAGAGCCCCGCCACAGTTTCAGTTGCAATTTGAGTTCTAGCGACAACAAAGGCTGTGGTCGCAATTTGATTACTGTTGGTACCTGTGGCAGCAGTTGGCGCCGTAGGTACACCGGTTAGACCGGGTGATGCCAGCGGGGCTCGGCTAGTGTCGCTGGGGTGCACATGGTCTTCACGGGCGAAGCGCGTGGCCGTGCCGACAGTTGCAGCGCCGTCCATTTTTGGCGCTGCAGCACCCGCTTGCCCAATCACAAAAGCGGTGGTGGCCAACTGGGTGGTGCTGGTTCCTACCGCAGCAGTGGGGGCCGTGCTGGTGCCGGTGATGGCGATGCTGTCAAAGTCGTTAAAGCCATCGTAAACGTTGGTTCCATCGGTGTAGACAAGATTGCGCTTACCCTGGGCGACAGCCACACCAGTGCCTGCGGCGGTTTTGACCGTAACGCCAAAGGCGCCAGTGGTTGAGTTGTAGATGGCCCAGACCCGCTTGACGGTGACCGGCACCACGAGATTGAGCGCAGAGGTCAGCGTCCCCGTGAGTGCAATCACCGGATTGGATGCCTCCGCCTCTGTCAATGTGACTGTGCCACCCGTCACACCTTTGGCCAGGTAGCCGCCAACGGCGTTTTGTACAAAGGCCGTAGTTGCCAGCTGGGTGGTACTGGTGCCATCTGCAGCAGTCGGCGCCGTGGGCGTGCCGGTCAAGGCCGGGGAAGCCAGCGGTGCCTTGGCCGTATCGGATGGGTGTACATGGTCTTCGCGCGCATAGCGCGTGGCCGTTCCTACCGTCGCAGCGCCGTCCATTTTTGGAGCTTCAGCACCCGCTTGCCCAATCACAAAAGCGGTGGTGGCAATCTGCACGGTGTTGGTACCTGCAACTGCTGTGGGTGCGGTTGGAATGCCAGTCAGCCCCGGCGATGCAATCGGCGCAAGACTGGTATCAGATGGGTGCACATGGTCTTCGCGCGCAAAGCGCGTGGCCGTGCCGACATTTGCAGCGCCGTCCATTTTTGGCGCTGCAGCACCCGCTTGCCCAATCACAAAAGCGGTGGTGGCCAACTGGGTGGTGCTGGTTCCTACCGCAGCAGTGGGGGCCGTGCTGGTGCCGGTGATGGCGATGCTGTCAAAGTCGTTAAAGCCATCGTAAACGTTGGTTCCATCGGTGTAGACAAGATTGCGCTTACCCTGGGCGACAGCCACACCAGTGCCTGCGGCGGTTTTGACCGTAACGCCAAAGGCGCCAGTGGTTGAGTTGTAGATGGCCCAGACCCGCTTGACGGTGACCGGCACCACGAGATTGAGCGCAGAGGTCAGCGTCCCCGTGAGTGCAATCACCGGATTGGATGCCTCCGCCTCTGTCAATGTGACTGTGCCACCCGTCACACCTTTGGCCAGGTAGCCGCCAACGGCGTTTTGTACAAAGGCCGTAGTTGCCAGCTGGGTGGTACTGGTGCCATCTGCAGCAGTCGGCGCCGTGGGCGTGCCGGTCAAGGCCGGGGAAGCCAGCGGTGCCTTGGCCGTATCGGATGGGTGTACATGGTCTTCGCGCGCATAGCGCGTGGCCGTTCCTACCGTCGCAGCGCCGTCCATTTTTGGAGCTTCAGCACCCGCTTGCCCAATCACAAAAGCGGTGGTGGCAATCTGCACGGTGTTGGTACCTGCAACTGCTGTGGGTGCGGTTGGAATGCCAGTCAGCCCCGGCGATGCAATCGGCGCAAGACTGGTATCAGATGGGTGCACATGGTCTTCGCGCGCAAAGCGCGTGGCCGTGCCGACATTTGCAGCGCCGTCCATTTTTGGAGCTGCTGCGCCCGCTTGCCCAATCACAAAGGCCGTTGTGGCCAATTGCGCGGTATTGGTGTCCACAGCAGCGGTTGGCGCCGTTGGTGTACCAGTCAGACCGGGCGATGCCAGTGGGGCGGCACCCAGGGTGCTGCGAGCCGCAACCGCGTCGGCGTCATCCAGCAAAGTGCGAATAAATGCGGTCAATGGGGTGACTGAAAACTGATCTACACCCGTTGTGTAAATCAGCCTGTCGGCCACGATGTTGACGGCAGCCAGAGCGGTCAGTGTGGCATCCAGCGGCTGTTTGCCTTCAAGCAATGGTTTCAGCCCTGCGGACGTCACAGCGCGAACGCCATCTGCACCAAGAGCTGTTTCCTGCGGCGTAGCCAGCTCCACCACGCCCGGTTGTTCGGTGGTGGCCGGTGGGTTGATGAAATTGGTTGCGCCAAACTGCAGCGTGCTGATGTCTATGCTGCCGTCTAGCACCCGCAAGTCGGTGGACAGCAGAAAGATGGAAGCGCTGGACTTTTCCAAAATCACAGCTGCCTGCGAGTAGGTTCCTAGCAGCACACCATTGTCCAGGTACACCCCCAGACCGCGCACGGTATAGGTGCTCGTACCTTCGTCACGAATAGTGACGTGAATGGTGTCCTTGGCAACCACGTCACCGGCAATGGTGCTCAGGCGCTTGATTTCACCCGGTACTGCGGTGATGGTGGCCGTTGGCGTGAAGGCTGTAGCCGTGACGCCAATGCTCACGATAGTGCGTGTCTGCGTTCCGTCCTGCTTGGCATTGATCAGTGCCTGCCGTCCGGCGTCGGTGAGTTTGAAGATGATTCCGGCCATAGTTTTACTGCACTTGCATGTCCAGGCGGGCGTAGATCACAGGGCGTGCCACAGCTGCCAGTTTCAAGGAAGCCAGGGCGGCAACGCCCTGAATGAAGGTGAAATGAGAGCGGGCAGGCTTGACACGCGAAACCTCGGCCATCACGTCCTGCACGAATGCAGCACTGGCCTGCTCGCCGTCCTGGCCCGTCATCGTGAACACCAGCTCAAATGTGTGCGGCGTGCCCTTTGGCGCTGTCTGCCACCATTCGCGAATGCTGATGGCACCGCCAAAACTTTCCACGGTATCGCGCACACTCTTGATGGTCCCGCGCCTGCGCTGTACCTGAATTGCATTGCGCACAATGGCACGCTTGATGTGCTCCGGCCATTCGCTGCGCCAGGCCTCCACCCCCATCTGCCATGCCAGCCAGGGCAGCAGATCCATCGGGCAGGTGGTGGGATTCCACAATGCCCGGTGCGGGTTGGGAATGGCACGCAGATGCACATCAATGACAGTCTCTGCAGCACGGTCAAGCGGTGTTGAATTCTTGGGCAGCAGTGAATCAGTCAATCGTGCCTCCATGGGTCACGTTGATGGCGGTGCACCAACTGGCCTGCGTACCGCTCACAACCACGTCAGCCGCCGGACTTGTCAGCTCAACCCGCGCCACACCCTCGATATGCAGCGCAGCGTAGATGCCAGAAAGCGTAGGCCGCCTGCCAATGCGGTGCATGCCGTCCGCATAGTCGCGCACACGCTGCAGCGCAGTGGTCAGCACGCTGGAAGAATCCGGCCCCGGCAGGGTATAGACCTTTCCGGTAATCTGATAGTTCACAATGCCTGCCGCCTGCACGATCACCTCGTCTGTCAGCGGGCGCACATCCTCCGCACTGACGGCAGCCGCAACGGCATTGAGCAGCGACTGATTGGGCACACCGCTGCCGGTGCGCGAGAGCACCGAGACAACCACCGTTCCCGGCGTTGGGCTGGTGGCCGCGGCATCGAGCACCTGCCCGTCAGCGGTTCGCGCATGAAATACATAGGCACCAGCAGGCCCTGCCACGCTGTAGCCACGTGGGGCCATCTGGATGCGGGCGCGAAACTCATCATCACCTTCCATGACCGCCGCCACGGGCGGCACGGCCAGCGGCTCTGCAGGCTTGATGATCAGGCGCTCTACGCCAAAAAATGCAGCCAGCTGATCCAGATCACTGCCCGTCGAGTAGGCCAGCATCACCGCGTGCGCCGAGTCGTTGCGCGCGCTGCGCTCTGTCACCAGCTGATAGGCAAGTAGCTGCAGCCAGATGGTCAACGGCTCTGACTCCAGGCCCAACGTCTGTGCCGTGCCATCGCGGTATGCCAGCGGCATGGCTGCAATCATGTCGGCCTTGAGCGTGGCGAGGATCGTTTCAAACTCAGGCATCACCACCACTGCCGGGGCTGGCAGCTTGCTCATGTCAATGATCTGGGCGTTACTCATGCGGCCCCCCTTAGCTGCAGCGAAGTGGAGAACATGACTTTGCTACCCGTGGGTCGATATTCGCCCTCCAACGTGATGACGGCCTGACCAGCGGATTCCCCGGCCTCCATCCCCACGCGAGTGACGCGCAGGCGTGGCTCCCAATTCATGATGGCGCTGACAGTTGCCGCATAGCACCGCAGCCGGGTCGTTGCGTTAAAAGGTGCATCAATCAGGCCCGGCAACAGGCTGCCGAAGGTACGGCGTTCCAGCCGCGAACCCTGCGGCGTCGTCAGGATGATGGCGATGGACTGCCGAAGGTGGTCCATCCCTTCGAGCCTGCGCCCGGTGGTGCTGTCCATCATTACTGCGGCCCTCCGGTGCTGCCGCCGTGGCTGTCTGGGTGGGTGTGGCTGCTGCTGATATTGGTGCCGTTGTGCGTTAGCTGGCCGCCAACAATGCGGAAGTTGCCGGTAATGGTGGACGTGCCGCCACTGCCGCCACCGCCCACGCTGATGCCGCCCGCAATGGACACATTGCCCGTGAAATTGCTTTGCGGGCTGTCCACTGTGAGCTGGGGGGTTTTGAGTGTGGTGCCTCCCGGGGTGATGGTGAGCGTTGAGCTGTCTACCTTGAGCTGGATGCTGCTGGCAATATCAAAGACCAGCGTGCTTGCACTGCGGTCATGCTCCCAGTAATCGGCGGCATTGAAGTTGTGGCGCTCCACGTTTTCTGTGCTCGCGTTTTGCGGCATGTCTTCGCAGAACAGTCCAGGCAGCACCATGGCCTGCGCCAGATCGCCACCCGGTGCCAGCAGCAGGCATTCCTCATTGATGGCGGGCGTGCGCCAGTGGCGCGCCTGATTGCCACCGCCAGCCGCCAGCGCAAGCCAAGGCAGCCAGTCTGTCAGCAGCTCACCCGTGCGCACGCGGCAGCGTGGCGGGCTGGTGGTAACGGCCTCCACACGGCCAGTGCGCACGATGTTGTTCATCTGGCGCAGCTGCTCGGTGGGGCTTTGGTCTGGCGTATCGAAAGACATGCCAGCGATGGTGCCCAGCGTTACGCGCGAGCGCCAGCGCGCGCGCCTGTGTGGGCGCTCATGACATTACGCGAGGCTTATGAACCTGCGATATAGGCCAGCGTCAAATCCCGAATTTGCTCGATCTGCTGCTCAGAAATGCCAATCAGCGGGCGGGCAGGGTAGTCATACTGCGCCCCGCCAGGCGACACAAAATCGCGCAGACCAAAGTGATGCACACGGGCAATGCGGGCGGCAAAGCCCACAAACTGCACCACGGCTTCATTGCTAAATGCTTTGGTTTTGAGGTTGCGGGCGGTGCGCAGCTTGCGAAACATCGGCCCTTGCCGCAGCTTGCCCTTGGCATCGCGGGCGCGGTGTTTGCGCGGCTCCCAGGCTTCGCCGTCCGGCGTCTTTTGCGCAGCCATGGTTTGCTGGTTGGCCTTGCGCACGCTGCGCGCTACTTCGCGTGCCAGCTGGGTGCGCTGGGTGGGCTCCAGCCGGCGCAGCAGTGGGACCAGCCAGTCTTCCAGCTGCTGCAGATCATCAGCCATGGTGCAGCGGGTGGGGCGGCGGGTAGTTCCACTCGGCAATCTGCTTGCCTTCAAACATCACTTTCCAGTGTTCGGCCTTATGCAGATGGTCTGGCGGGTAGTCCGGCAAATGCTCCAGATTGACCTGGCCCGGCGTACCCGGCACGGGCTTGCACAGCACGCGCTCAGTCAGGTCCAAGTCCATCACAAAGTCCATGGAGCTGGTGTTCAGGTAGTCCACATCAAAGCGCATGCCGTTCTTGTTTTTGTCGGGGTTGGCAAGCAGCTCATTCTGGTTGTGGTGCAGCCATGGCAGCAGCAGCGCCACGATCACATCAGAGTGCTGCGTCCAGTCGCAGAAGATCATGCGCAGCGTGTACTCATACTGCCAGCTCAGCGACGGCGTGGCGGTGGATCGCACCTTGCCGCCGCGAATCAGCATGATCAGGCGCTCCGGGTCGCGCTGCAGCTCTGGAAGGCCAGCGGTGAGGTGGTTGCGCAGGTCAATCGGTTTGAGCATGCCCGGCCTCTTGCGCGCGCCTTACTTCGGCGTATTGGTCAATGCAGGTGTTGAGGTCGCGGATTGCGTTGTCTCCGTCTGCGGTGATGCGGACAAGAGCTTCAGCAGTCGCTGGGTCAAGTTCGGCTCTTGCTTGACCAGGCCCAGCGGCGGCACTGCCACCGCTGGCGGGCGGCTGGCCGGTGGTGCGGACAGACAGCCGCAAAGCGCCAGAGCGCAGATCAGCAGAGAGGGCATCAATCGAATGCTTGGCATCGGCTTTGTCCTTGAGGTTGTCATCAGTGATCTGGCCCAACCGCGTGGCAAGCTGGCCGCTGCGCTCGATCGCAAACGAGAGCTGGCTCAGCTCACTGGTCTTGGCCTGCAGCTGGGCCTTGTCATAGCCGCGCTGCTCAGCCCGGTGATCCACCGCGTAGAGCAGGGCCAGCGCCGCCAGCGGCAGCATCAGCCGGGCCAGCAGCGAGAAGATGGCGGCGACATTCATACGGGTAGGAAGGGTTTGCCGCCCAGAAATTCACCCAGGGCGCGATTGAGCTGCCAGCCGTATTCAAAGCGCTCATCCTTTGGGCGTTTTTCTGCCAGCTCCAGCAGGTAGACCGACTGCAGCGCGCAGACCATGCCAAAGATCACGCCGCCACCTTCCTTGCCACGCTTGGCCAGAAAGGCGCGCAGGGCATTGATGGTGATGGTGCCAATGCGGCCATCTGTTGCAATGTCCTGATAGTCGTCCTGGTTGCGGTTGAGCACATTGAGTGCACGCTGCAAATGCTTGGCCGCAGTGCTCTGCCCAGCCAGCACGCCGAAGTCCAGCAGGCATTCAGCCAGGGCGGGGTACACATCGTTGATTTTGTGGAAATTGGGCTCCACCCAGTAACGCTTCAGGTAGATCGTGATGGCAATGGCCTTGGTCATTTCTCGCATGGGACCGGTATAGCCATAGGCTCTGGCTGTACCCACGGTGATGCCGTAATTGGTTTCACCGCCCGAGTCCTTGGGGTCATTGACATAGCCACCCTCGCGGGCGATCAGGTCATTGATGTATTCGGTTGCGCTCATTGCTCACCACCTTTGTGCTTGTCGCCCTTGCCGCTCAGCTCATCGCGCAACTGGTCGGCAAGTTCGGTAATGGTCTGGCCCTCGCTGCGTTTGAGCCACAGAAACACGGCGGCCATGATCCACGGCCCCGGAATGGAACACACCACCAGCACGCAGCCCGTGACCGCAAAGAACCCGGCAAAAGCGGTGAGCGCCGCCATTTCAGCCAGGCGCATACCTGCCTGAAAGACCCACGGCCAGTGCTCAACCATCAGTACCAGCGCAGGAATACCCAGCAAAAAGCTGCTGAAGATGCAGGCCATTACGCGGTTGAGCAAGTCACCGCGTGGGTCATCTTTGCGCAGTGGCACAAAGCGCAGGCCCAGCCAGAAGGCCAGCAAACTGGCAAGCACCGGCAGGGAGAAGAGGGCGAGCTTGTAGCCCGCAAAGGTTCCAGCTGCAGAGGTGGGTTCTGTCATGGTGCGGCCTTGATGTGGTGAGTGAATCAGTCCCATAACTGAACAATGGGTTTGGGTTGAGGGGTGGGCAGGTCTGGCATGGAAACCAACAGCCCTTGCGGAAGAATCAGCCCCTTGGCGGCCAGCCCGGGATTGGCTTGCAGCACGGCTTCGGTCATCCCCAGCGTGCGCCCGTAGTGACGCCAGCACAGCGCATCGACTGTCTCTCCCTGGATGGTGCGCACCTGGGTTGCCATGGCTATATCAGCTCCGCAATCACGCGGCGCTGGCCCTTGAGGTCGGCAATCGCCCAGCGCTGCTTGCGGCGGTGCTCGTTTTGCTCGATGACCAGCCGCTCCAACACCTGGCCTGCCTTGCCGTTGCTGTCCGGCAGCTGCGACAAATTGCGGTAGGCCTCGGCCAGATCTGCCATCAGGCAGTAGCAGACGGCGCGGGTGTAGTGGTGCAGCTTGGCGCTTTTGCCATCGATCTTGACGGCCTGCACCTCGTCCAGGGCATCGCAACCAGACTCAATCAGCTCAGCCTTGAAGGTCTGCAGCTCAGCATTCACGGTAAGGATGGCTTCAACCAATGCAGGGCGCAGACGCTCCGGTGTCACCGTGCCGTCCAGACGGGCAAAGGCGCGCACATCGGCTGGCAACAGGTCAGGAAACCAACCGTCATTGCTGACAACAGCTTCCACGCCCGTGGCTGGCGGGTTGGCGGTGATGACAAAGGCATTCATGGTGTGCTTCGCGTTGTCGGTGGCTACGGCTCAGGTGTGGCGGTGGTCCCGAGGCCAGAGGGCAGTGCTTTGCATTGCCTTTGCCTCGGGGCCGCCACGGCGCGGGGTACGCTCGGTTACGGCTACTGGGCTGGCGTTTGCCCTGTGGGCTTCAAACGCTGTTCCAGTCGCTCGATGTCTTTTTTCACGCCAATGCCTGGGTGCAAGGCCATGGCCTGGCGCAACAGTGGCAGCGCCTTTTCGCAGGCGTCCAGTTTTACCTTCTTGATGTCGGCACCGTTGGTGGTGGTCTTGCCCAGCAGGGCATAGCCGCCCGCCTTGTACAGCTTGGCCTTGGCCTGATCGTGGCTGTCGAGCTTGTCGGTCAGCTGCAGCACCTTGCCCGCAATCGTCATGGCCTCATCACCAGTGAGAGCGCCGGTCAGTACCGCATCTGCAAACTCATCCTGCAACGCCGTGGCCAGGCCGCGCTGGTATTGGTCAGGCATCTTGAGATCGTGACGCACTGCGTATTCGGCCAGCTCCAGCGCACGCGGGTACAGGCCGGCATCAATGCTCCAGATCAGTGCCGTCATCAGCACTTCGTCCTGGGTGCCCGCGTCGGAGGCCATCACGCCGTTCAGGTAATCGTCCATTTCAGGCAGCAGCTTGGCCTTGAGCTGGGCCTTGCCCGCCATGGATTGCACATCCTTCAGGCGCTTCTTGAATTCATAGAGTTGCGCCATCTGCAGCTCAAACGCGCTGCCGGTGGTTTCGCCGTGAGGGTTTGCAGCCGCTGACTGGGCGGCTTGCTGTTCAGCCATGACACGCATCACGTGCCGCTGCGCTGGTGTTTGTCGCATGTTGATGGTCCCCGCTTGTGCCTTGCATCAGCGGCGCGCATTCACGGCACGCCGCTGATGCTTGGCTGCTGCCCGTTAGTCGGCAATCTCGATCTTTTCAACCAGGGCAGCTTTGCCCAGGTCTTCGATCACGAAGGCGTCGTTGGACGATTCGTAAGTCTCGATGCGGTCCCATTCAGGCGCTTCCTTCACATGCATGCGGCGCGCGCCTTCTTGGTAGTAGATCGACAGATTGGACAGGCTGGTCACCAGCACTGCGCCCGCAGGGAAGAATGGTACGGTGATGACCGGCAGGCCGCCCAGGCGGCGCTGGCTGCGCACAATGTCTGCTGCCAGTGTCTCGGTGGGTGCCTTGGGGTCATTGACCAGCGGGAATAGCTTGTCGTTGAGCAGATCACGGCCAGTGATCGCCACCAGATCACCGGCATTGGAGTGCCAGGGGTCCAGCAGGCTTTGCGCCGCGTCATACACCAGACCGTCAAGGCTTGCATAGTCCGCAGATGCACCCGCGCCCACCACCACCTTGCCTGCGGTTTTGCCAGTCGCCATCACGCGCTGGGGCGCACCTTCGCGCAGGTTCTGCATCCAGCCCTTGTTTACGTCCTGCAGCAGCGGATTGGCGGCGCGGTCCGTATCAGCGGCCACGCTGACACCGTTGAAGCCGATCATGATGCGATCGAGCGCGCAGCGTTGCAGGCGAACACTGGACACGCGGGCCGCGAAGTCTGGGAACTTGGCCCAGCTATCCAGCGTGTTGTAGCGGATGTGCGTGTCGTAATTGGTTTGCGAGCACAGGTATTTCTGTTCATCCAGCGTGCCCACCTCGGAGGTCTTGCGGGCCTTGGTGGCCGTGTTGGTGCGGCTGGCAATGGGGCCAGTGACGCCCAGGCCCAGCTTGGCGCCCATCATTTCAGTGACGGGCATGATGTTGATCAGGCCCAGAAACTCGCTGGATTCCTGAACCTTGGTTTCCAGACGTTGCTGCACGCTGGGCGTGACTGCAAATTTTTGCGCGGCATCGGCAATGCCGTTGGCGGCAACCAGGCCGCCCACATAAGCGCTGAAACGTGCACGGGTGTCGTTACGCATGGTGTTTCCTTGTGAAGTCTATGAATGGGTTGGGCTTGTGATCAGCAGTCAGCGGCGTCGGCGTTGGCACCCGTGGCTGGCTTGCGCTGCTGCGGGTCACCATCGGTTTCATCCATCTGCTTTTTGAAGCTGGTGAAGTCTTCGCGCAACTGGTCAAGCTCACCGCGCAGAGCCTTGTTGGACTTTTTGAGCGACAGGCATTGCTTGCTGATTGCGCTTACCTCTTCATCCAGCGATTCAATGGATTCGCCAACAGCGCCCAGCACCTCGGCAGCTTCAGCGTTGAATTTCTCGCTGTTGCTTTGGCGGCCATTCAGGCGGCCAAACTTGCCAAGCAGCTTTGTGAGCAAGCCCGCGTTTTCACGGCGCGCGCTGTTGTCGTCTTCGTCGTCATCGTCCTCTTCGTCGTCATCACCGCCAGTGCTGAAGGCCAGGGCGGTTTCCAGAGGTGCAGACGAGAATTTGGCGGGCGCGGTCTTGGCGTGGAACTTCAGCATTTCCACTCCCAAGCTGGCAGGGTCATCGGTCACGGCCAGACCCGTCAGGTAGGCCTCGCCAGTGTCGGCAAACTTGGGTTCGATCTCGATGCTGGAATAGATCTTCTTGCCCTTCTTGTTCAGCTCCACTAGGTCGGGCAAAGGCTTGATGGCGGCAAACAGGGCCATTTTTCCGGCCAGCTTGCCGGTCTTGATTTCTTCGGCCTTGAGGGCAATCACATCGCCCTGGGCAGAGAAGGGACTGTCAGACCACATGCTGCGCATATGCTCCACCCAGACGCGGGCACCCTTCACATCGGGGTCGTAGTTGGCGGCAGCCTGAGTCAGCCACACGCGCTGAATGGTGCGACCGTCAACGGTGGCACCTTCAACCGCAACGCGGACGAATGTGGGCTGGGTTTCCTTGCTGGCGGCTTTGGGCATGGCGTTGACCTTCATGAGGTTGATTTAATCGACCTGCCTATGTTCGCCACCCCCTGATTTAGTAGCAATCAGCGCGCACTGTGGCTGGCTGAATCACATTTTTCGTGTACTGCTTTTCGCGCGCGCGCGGAACACACTGCAGGGCATGAAACTTGCCCCGTCCAAGCCACCTAAAGCCACATCGCGCCGCGCAAGCCCCGCCCTGAAAGCGGTGGCTAAGCACAGCAAGCCACGTGGAAGCAAAGCCGCTGCAAACCCGTTTCCCTTCCCGCTGGTCGATGCCGAGCAAAGCGCACCGAAGGCGACACCCCAGCAGGCCCGCGCCCTGGACATGGTGGCAGGCATGCGCCTTGAGGCTCGCGGCCTCTTCTGGTCGGGCTGGCGTCTGACCCACATTGCCGAGCATCTGAAAATCCCTCGCACCACCCTGTACGGCTGGCATAAGGCAGATGGCTGGGACGACACACGCCCCACCCAGCGCGTGGAAGGCACGATGGAAGCCCGGTTGATCAAGCTGATCAACAAGGACAAGAAAAACGGGCAGGACGAACGTGAGATTGATCTGCTCACCCGCCAGATGGAGCGGCTGGCGCGCATCAACAAGTATGAGCAGACCGGCAAGGAAGCCGACCTGAATCCCAAGATTGATGCGCGCAACGCTGGGCCGAAGAAGAAGCCAGAGCGCAATTACCTCTCGCCCGAGGACATTCAAAAGCTCAAGGACGCGTTCCTTGGTTCGCTCTACGGCCACCAGCACACCTGGTGGAACAACATTGGCGAGCGCACACGCCAGATTCTCAAGTCGCGCCAGATTGGCGCAACGTGGTACTTCGCCCGCGAGGCGCTGATTGATGCGTTGGAGACTGGGCGCAATCAAATCTTCTTGTCTGCTAGCCGCTCGCAAGCCTATGTCTTCCGCCACTACATCGTGGCGTTTGTCAAAGAGGTGCTGGGCAAGACGCTGACCGGTGAGCCCATCGTCTTGGCAAACGGCGCAACTCTGTATTTCCTGGGCACCAACAGCAAGACGGCCCAGAGCTACCACGGCAATCTGTACTTCGATGAGTATTTCTGGACGAACAATTTCACCGAGCTGAACAACGTGGCCAGCGGCATGTCGTCGCACAAAAAGTGGCACCTTACGTACTTCAGCACGCCATCCAGCATTCAGCACCAGGCCTATGCGCTATGGGATGGCAGCCATGTAGGTGATCGCAAGCTCAAGATCGACATTACCCATGCGGCCTTGGTCAACGGCGCACGCGGTGCTGATGGCATCTGGCGCCACATCGTCACCGTGGAAGATGCCGAGCGTGGCGGCTGCGATCTGTTCGACATTGCCAGCCTGAAGCTGACGAAATCAGAGGATGTCTACAACAACCTCTACATGTGCCAGTTCATCGATGACGCCCAGGCTGTCTTCCCGCTGGCCGTGCTGCAGCGTTGCATGGTCGATAGCTGGGACGCATGGCGCAAGGACTTCAAACCCTTTGCTCAGCGCCCCTTTGCTTACAAGCGGGTATGGGTGGGCTATGACCCCAGCCTTACCGGCGACAAGGCCGCGCTGGTGGTGGTTTCGCCGCCTGAAAACGTGCTTGGCAAATTCCGCATCCTCTACAAGCTGCAGCTGCACGGTGTGGACTTTGAGGCGCAGGCCGCAGCGATCAAGCGAGTCTGCGACACGTACAACGTGGAGAAGATGACCATTGACACCACTGGCCTGGGTAATGGCGTGTACCAACTGGTGCGCAAATTCTTCCCCAGCGTGCGCGGTCTGCACTACAGCCTGGAGGCCAAAACCATGCTGGTGCTCAAGGCTCAGGCCGTGATGCGCGCTGGCCGTCTTGAGTTTGATGCCGGGGAAAAAGAGCTGGCCGCCGCCTTCATGGCCGTGAAGCGCGAGCTGACCGCCAGCGGGAAAAGCGTGACCTACACCGCAGGCCGCAACAGCGAAACCGGCCACGGTGATCTGGCCTGGGCTTGCATGCATGCCCTCTCACACGAGCCGCTTGAGCAGGGCACAGGCCTTGCCACCAAGCGCACCAAATCTTTCATCGAGGTATCCCAATGAGCACCACCGAAACCGCAGCGCCAGTCGCTGCAGAGCCCGCCGCCGTAGAGACCACCAAGCCCATCATGTTCAGTTTTGGCGAGCCCGAGCCGGTAATCGGTGGGCGTGCCTCGATCATGGAGTACGCCGAGTGCATGAACAATGGCCGTTGGTATGAGCCACCTGTGAGCTTTGCCGAGCTGGCCCGCACCCTGCGCGTGGGCGCCCACCACGAAAGCGCGCTGCGCTTCAAAGTCAATGTGCTGACCAGCACCTTCAAGCCCAGCCAGTGGCTCAGCGCCGAGGCCTTCCAAGCCTTCGCGCTGGATTATCTGGTGCTGGGCAATGGCTTTCTCGAAAAGCGTAGCAGCATCAGCAGGCAGTTTCTGGAGTTGCGCCACTCTTTGGGCAAATACACCCGGCGCGGCACAGAGCTGGACACCTACTTTTTTCTGGAAGACTTTGTGCGCGAGCACCAGTTCAAGCCCGGCGCCGTGTTCCACCTGCGTGAGCCTGATCTGCATCAGGAGGTCTACGGCCTGCCTCAGTACCTGGGCGCACTGCACTCTGCCTTCCTCAACGAAGCGGCCACGCTTTTCCGTCGCCGCTACTACGCCAACGGCGCACACGCGGGCTTCATCTTGTACGTGACGGACGCCGCGCAGAGCCAGGACGATATTGAAGCCATGCGCGAACAGCTCATGAAATCCAAGGGCGCGGGAAACTTCAAAAACCTGTTTTATTACGCGCCGGACGGGAAGGCAGACGGCATCAAGCTGATCCCCATCAGCGAAGTTGCCGCCAAGGACGATTTCACCAATATCAAGAATTCCAGCCGTGACGATGTGCTGGCCGCCCACCGCGTGCCGCCCCAGCTCATGGGGATGATGCCCAACAACACGGGCGGTTTCGGTGATGTCGAGAAGGCCGCAAAGGTCTTTGCCCGAAATGAGCTGGTGCCGCTGCAGGTGCGCATGAAACATGCCATCAACAACTGGGCCGGGGTGCCAGCTTGCGACTTTGAAGCGTACACGCTAGGTGCTGATTCAGAGCCTCAGAGCACCAAAGAGCGGGCTTGAACCCTTTGCAGAAATGGTTTTTTGCGCCTACGCTCTTTAATTTTCGCGCCTATTTGAGATATTTTTCAGCAACTCTCAAAGCCTGAAACACAAAAGAAAAAGCCGCTAAGTCCTTAAAACTTAACGGCTTTCTGTATGTGGTGCCCGGGGCCGGAATCGAACCGGCACGCCTTGCGGCGGGGGATTTTGAGTCCCCTGCGTCTACCAATTTCACCACCCGGGCTTCGCTTAGCGCAGACAGGAATTATGGCACAGTATTGGG